AGATCAACACAGATCTAATGTCAACAGTTACCGATCAAATTGAAAACCAACTTATCAATGGAACAGGTTTGACTGTTAACTTAGACGGTATCTTAAACAATGCTACTACATTCGCAGCAGGTGGGTTTGCAGCATCAGTAATTGACGCTAATGTTAGTGACGTTTTACGTTGTGCAGTTGCTCAAATTGAAGTAAATAAGTTTTACCCAACTCACATTATTTTGCACCCTCGTGACGTTGCTAAAATGCACTTGACTAAAACCGCACAAGGCGAGTACACGTATGGAGCATTTGTTGTAAATCCGTTAACAGGACAACCACAACTTATGAACTTGACTATTGTTCCAACAACTTGGATTGCAGAGGGTACTTTCTTAGTGGGAGATATGAAAAAAGATTATTTGAAGTTCAGAGAAAATATGAACATCTCTGTTGGTTATGTTAATGACGACTTCCAAAGAAACTTTGTTTCAATCTTATGTGAGGCAAGATTAGTTAACTATATTAAGTCAAATGAAGCAGGAGCATTCGTAAAAGGAACGTTCACAACTGCTATCGCAGCAATCAACCTATAATAAATTTGTAGTATGAAAAAGGAAAAACCACAGAATAAAACCTTAAAAACCGATAATGAGGTAAAAGAAACTGTAATTACTGAAAGTAAAACTGTAAGTAAAGAGGTGGAAGTACCTAATTTAGAGGTAGATAAGATATATGAGTTTGTAGCAAATGGTACATTTAGAACCCTTCCTAAAGGGAGTGTATGGAGTGTAACAGGGGAAACTGCAATGATATTCTTAAAAAAAGGTTACGGAAAACTCAAATAAAGCGAAATGATAACCCAAATAACAGACTACAAAGGTAAATACAAGTTGTCAACAGGAATGTATGACACGGCTAAATTACAAGACTATATCAACCGATATGAGCCACGTTATTTAAAAGAATTGTTAGGAGTTGAGTTGTACAACCAATTCATAGCAGATCTTAACGCCGAAAATTTACCCGAAAGTCCAAACTATATTAAAATTTATGATCCATTGAGCGAGGACGTTACTTCGTTAGGAATAACTCAGACAGGTTCTCCGTTTAATGGAATACTGAATACTCATTATTTATATGGGTACAATTCAATTTTAGATAGTGAAGGGATAAAGGAAATGTTAAAAGGGTTTATTTATTTTGAGTATGCCAAAGATCTGATGAACGAAATGACACCTTATGGTAACGTTAAACAAAAGGGTGAAAACTCAGAGAACGTTGGAGGGATTGTTACCTTAATTTATACTAGATACAACGAAGCAATAAAATCGTTTAGATCTATTCAAGAATACATATTGTTGAATTTATCGGCAGTTACAGGTCAAGTTGTAACGTTGGACATACTAAATCAAGGGACAGGCTATTTAACGCTCACAGACGTAAGTTTACAATATGCTACGGTAGAAGTTACTGACGGTGGAATTGCAAACATATCAATTGACACTAATTTAGGTACAAATTATGGCTTAGCGGGAACTGATATACCGTTGATCGGTGGAACAGGAACGGGAGCAACAATTGACTATATTGGTGACGGAGCAGGTGGAGTAGTTGACGTTAATATAAACCAACTTGGAACAGGATATACTGTTGGCGATATATTGATAATTAATGACGGTGACGTGAATGCTGACGTAGTTATAAACAATCTGTATTTTTATGATGAATACATAAGTGAAGTTACAGGAAGTAATGCTAGTGCCGATGTAGAAGCAGATCCAATTGGATCAATTGACGGTCAAATTTTATCTGTTGCAGGGGAAGGTTTCTCTGACGGTGAGTACATTGCCAATGGTGGATCGGGAACAGGGGCAATTTTTTTAGTTACTGTTGATCCACTAGATCCGTTACAAGCAGTGTTCACACTTGAAATAGTAGAAGGTGGGGTTGGATATGAAGCACAGGAAACAATACTATTGTCGGGAACTGTTGACGCTGAAATCACGATTACAAGTGTAACAGAGGGTAAAATTTCTTCAATACTCGTAAACCAATATGGTCAAGAGTATAAAGTAGGGGATATATTAACTGTTGCAGGTGGGGACGGTGAAGCACAGTTTGAAGTTACCAAAGTAGGAGCAGGGTACGATAAGTTCAGAGGAGTAAGAAAATCAACTGCATATTGGTTATGATACAGGATATATCAAAGTTTGTAAAAGAGATTGTGAACAATATGGATAACACCATAAAGGGACAATATGACGAGGTTGCATTGCATACCAATACTTGCAAGACAAAATGGGCGAGAATTGGTAAAATGATAACCAACGAACTAGATGAAAGTACCGTAATTGAGGACGTTGAAACAGATCAGTTTATTGTTGCAGAAACTTATGAAGGAACACTACAACTTGCGAAGCCATATTTTGTTGGTGGAACTAGAACAAGTGTAAATCGTGAGTGGACAATTTTTGACGCTGATGTAATGGTAAAAACACCGATTGTTTGGTTATTACAGGACGTAAGATATATTCAATATGGACGTGAAAGCGTTTATGATTGGGAAAGTGAATTAAGGATCTTTTTTTTAGATGAAACTGACGTCACTAATTACTACTCAGAAGATCATATTGAAAATGTTGTTTACCCAATGACACAATTAGCGTCAGAGTTTATAAGAACAATTAACTCAGATAGGGCATACAAAACGCTTGACACGTGGGAAGTTATTAATTTCACTCGTTTCGGAGTTGAGGAACAAAGTGGTTATTTTCAAAACATACTTGACGCAAATTTAAGCGGTGTAGAGTTGAGAATTAATTTGATTAGATATAAAGAAAATTGTAAATGTTAAATGCTTAAAAAATAGAAAAAATGGCAGGATGTAATTGTAATGTTGGATTGTCCAACACAGGAAAACCAGGTTGTGTACCAATTCAATCTGTAACAGCAAGTTTAATTATGGTTCCCTTAAAGGCGAATGACGGAACTTTAAATTTTGTTGATCTTAGCGCACCACTTCCAATATGGAATGATCTCGTAAACGAAGCAGACGCTTCAAAAAGGTGGTTTCCACTTCCTTTATTTGAAAATGTTGAACTACCAAAAGCAGATTCTCAATTTGAGGAAGCAAATAGCGGTAGAATGGCTTTTTTACGTCAAGGGAAAAGAAGTTTTAGTGGTGAATTGTGGGGTGAAGATTCAACTCCAACTTTATTAAACAAATTGCAAACAGGACGTTGCGTTGAGTTTGGTATTTATATCGTTGACGTAACAGGAAACTTAATTGGATCAAAAATAGGAAATGGTTTATACCCAATTCCTGTTGACGCTCAATCTTGGAATCCAACCTTTATGTTTGCAACAGATAGCACCGTACAAAAAATAATGTTAGGGTTTGACTTTGACAGATTATTTAATGAGGGTACAATGTATATGATTACTTCACAAGAAGCAAGTCTTGACTTTACTACATTAACAGGTCTTATTGACGTTAATTTAGCAATCACAGGACAAACTGCAACTACCGAAGTAATCTTTACTGCTAGTTTTGATTATGGAACTGCATTGAACCCTGTATTATTTACAGGTGGCTTACTTGCAGATTTCACTTTATTCGATGTAACAGGTGCAGTGGCAGTAACTATTGACGCCTTGAATGAAGGTCCGAATGGTACTTATACTATCTTGCAATCAGTTAACTTACTTTCAACAGGAAATGACTACCTATTGAGTGTAAATAAAGACGGATTCGTTGGAGAAGTAGCGTTTATTGGAGCATAGTTTTAAACTATAAACTAGGAGAGAGGGGTAGCAATACCCCTTTTTTTGTGCCTTTTTGTACGTAATTTGTACGTAGAAATACTGATTTTTCTATATTAATTAATATATTTATTGTTATATTATAAAATATACCTACCTTTGACTTATCAAACAAACAAAAAACAAATAAAATGGAAGCACTAATTAATAAAAAAGAAATGAGAAATGAGTATATGGACTTATCAATTGCATTATCTGAATGTAATAGAGAGGAGTTTTACAAAATATTACCGTCAACATTGCCTTTTTTAGCAAAATACCCTAATGAGTTTTTAACACAATGTTTAATTGACGATGTGAGAGTTGCTGAATATAGAGTAAATAATAATTAATAACATAAAAACCAATCAAAATGAAAACTGAATTAACACAAGCGCAAAAAGATCATTCAAAAGTATTAAGTTCTTTGTTGCAAAATTATTCTGAAACAAACAAGGAATTGTATGACATACTAGATAACACGTTAAGTTTAGTAATGTCAATTGAGTTTATAAAAACTAGAGATCTTACGTTAGAAGAATATCACAGACAACGTAGTCTAATAGAACACTTCCAAAAAGAATTGACAAAGAAAGTTGTAAGCATATATTAAGCAAAACGTAAGCAAAACAGGAACTAATAATAATTATAATCTAAATATTAATTAAAATGATAAAACAATACAGTTTAAAAACAGAAAAAACAGATTTTGAAAAAGTGTCGATCACAAGTTCAGAAAGTGCTGCAAAATATATTCGGCAATTTTATTCAGATGATATTGAAATTTACGAAAGTTTTTTTATCTTACTTTTGAACAGGGCAAACAAAACAATCGGTTACGCTAAAATAAGTCAAGGTGGAGTTGCAGGAACTTACGTTGATAAAAAAATAGTAGCAAAGTATATTATTGATAGTTTGGCAAGTGGTGTTATTATAGCACACAATCACCCTAGCGGTAATTTGCAACCTAGCGAACCCGATAAACGAATTACAAAAGATATTAAAGAAATTTGTACACTAATTGATTCGTCATTACTAGATCACGTTATATTAACGTCAGAGGGGTACTTATCTTTTTCAGATGAAGGAATACTATAAGAAATAACATAAAACGTAACAGAACGTAGGAAAAGGGGCAAATATGCCTCTTTTTTTATTTAATCAAGTTTGATATTTTTTTACTTTGTACCTTTGACTTATGGAAGCACTCAAAGAGTTATTGCGGAAATTTACAAAACTAGATCAAAAAAAAATGTGGTACGAAATAATGTCGAAGCCACAGAACAAACAATATGTCATTAATTTAATTCAAAGAGATCAACTTAGAGCGAAGGGGGTGAACGAATTTAACAAAGTAATTGGATATTATTCGCCATTAACTCAGATGATAAACCCTAAAAAAAAGGCAGGATCGCACTACACTTTGGAAGATACAGGTGCTTTTTTCAGATCTTTTTATGTTAAAGTAGGAAAAACCTACATAGAAATAGACGCTAATTCGTTAAAATTTGACGAAGAAACAGGTGAAATAACAGACTTATTTAAGGAATATGGTACAGGTATTATCGGACTTACTGACGAGAGTAAAACAAAATTGGCAAACAGGATCGTTATTGACGCAAAAGTCATACTCAAAAATTTATTACTGCAACCTTGAAGAATTGCCAATGTATAATTGGATCAAGTGTATTAATGGAGATCTAACTTTTGTAAGAAAAAAAAAGAACGGTAACTCAGCACTAGACGAAGTGTATTGGGACAAAATACACGATCTGTATATTGAAGAATTTGGATTGTCAAAATACAATTTGAAATTGTTAGAGCAGATGAAGAAATTGGCAATGGCTGAACTAGA